TGTAATACTCAATACCAAACCCTGCACTAATAGAGTTAGCCGCAGCATTTACCCAATCGGCACCGTTATATTTTATGATTTGGTCTAATACAGGTGCGGCAATAACTACATCAGTAAGAGAATCAAGGGGGGAGTTCATCGTTGTAGCGTTACCAACAGAAGTTACTGCACCCGTTAAGTTAGCGTTAGTTACCACCGTAGCGGCATTGCCTACTGAAGTTACCCCACCTGTTAAGTTAGCGTTGGTTACTACTGTTGCCGCATTACCTACAGAAGTCACACCACCTGTTAGATTAGCATTAGTAGTTACAGTGCCTGCGGTTAAACCTGAAGCTGTACCTGTGATATTAGTACCTACAAATGCTGCTGGTGTACCTAAACCAATTGCATTACCTGATGCATCTAACCACACACCCTTTTCAGAAGGATAGGTTACAAAAACATCTTGTGTACCAGAAGAGAAGTCTACAGGGGTTACTGCACTACCCGATATAGGTGTAGTTCTAGCTAGTGTAGTACCTGAAATTGTATAAGTACCTATACCAACTTCCCAGTTCGGTCCCCCTTGGTCTGCAATACAGTAGTAGCATGTATTAGTATCACCAATAACGGAAAAAGACTGATAGCCTGTGGAGGCTCCAAGCAGTGTTACCGTGCCAGTACCGGGCGAAGTAGCCGTTTCTTTTACTCTATCTTTAAGGACGAGAGCCATTTGCGGCTCCTAATTAAGCAGCTGTTGCAGCGTATGTAACAGAAAGCGTATCGCCTGAAGTTACAATCTTATTACCGGCAGTAAAGTCACCGGCACTGAATAGTGTGCCTGTTGTATCATCTTTGGTAGCTGAACCACCCATATTGATGAAACAACCTGCCACTGTACCAGAACCTGTCATTGCGAATACCACTGCGGCTGATGTAGTTACAACACCACCTGATGCGGCACCGAATGTTGGAGTTTTACGAGTACCTGTGTATGTCGGAGCATTAGCACCACCAACTTCTAGCCAAGTAGCATGAGAGGCTTGTGTATCAGCAACATCAGCTGTACCTACACCTTTTAAGCCCATTACTACTGCACCTGCGGCACTATTACCAAGAACAGTATCCATGGTTAGGTTTTTACCTACTGTGGTCACTAGATTGTGGATATCGTCTTTCCATTTTAAAGAGCCACTAGCATCATGGCACTCAACGGTGTAATAGCCTGAGATACTTGTCACTTCTGAGTGGCTGGCACCTCTGTCTACTGTGGCTTCACATACGTCAGCCATTTGTACTTTTTCTTTAAACATTTTTAACTCCTTAGATGATTCTAATAATAGCACTTGACACATTATTTGGAGGAAAACGAAGGGTAAAGGTGTTATTTACTGAAACCTTTTCTGATCCAAAATTTAACACCGCCACGGCCCGATTGCCATTTGATGCATTATATACTAAAGCCCCAAATGCTGTAATAGTTGATGCGGTAAATGAAATATCACTAAAACTAGTATAGCCAATCGTTCCAGATACCGAAGTACCAACCTTCGTTAGAGTACCCCCTCCTGCAGTATAGGATCCGCTTGCAGCCACCTCCCCCACAGTCGAATACACCGTAGTAGAAGCGTTTAAAACAGCGGCATCAGTGTATAAGGCAATCTTAAAGGTATTGCCTCCCACCACCTCAAAATCATGCAATGCCTGCAAGAGTTCTTGTTTAAAGGAGGAGCATAAGGTCTGTGTAATAGCCATTTATAGTCCTTAGTTAGGTGAAGGAGACTGGACAACAAGCCTGGCCATACCATCCCTGTATTCATCACGGCGACGGCGACCTTGTTGCTCCACACCAAGCCCTTGAATAGCTTGTTTGTAGCTATTTTCAAAGTATGCCATCATGTCTGGAGGTCCTTTTGTATAGCTATAGGCTTGTATCAAGCATGCATATAAAAGCGCTTCAGGGGCGTTAATACTGACCCATGTTTCGGTATTAGTAGAAGATAATGTAGTAGGCTTGCGAATATAACCTATTTCTACTGAAAAGTTGGCATTAGGGGTAGGGGCAATGTAAAACGTGTTTTGATCCCATACGGAATAAAATTTAGGAACACCCGTTGTAGTGCCATCTACCCAATATTCTTTTAAGAAAGAGGTATCTCTAAATTCTAGGAAAATTTGATCACCGGCTGCATCTGTTAAGATTAGGTAACGGTGTGTAAGCAAGTCAGTCGGAGCCGTTAAAAATCTATTACCACTTGTCATCGTTCCGGTAGATTCTTTTTTAAAGTCATCAAGGTCGATGTCCCTAAGAATCCTATTTTCAGACATTGTAATAAATGTATTAATCACAGGCTCAGTAAATACATTACTGCCCACTTCGGTGTAGTTTCTAATATTTGTTACTAGTTCATCATATGTCATGTTATTTCCACCGTAACTGTTCCTAGCGCACTTACTGCATATAAATCCCTATCTTCTGTAGCAGGACGCATATCTATGGTATTCGTTGCACTTCCTCTACTCTGAAACGCAGTGTCTCCAGGCGCTCCTACAAACACAACCAGCGGCTCTACTCGATCAGGCCTAGGTTGCTCAAGGGCTTGGGCATCTGCCACAAACTGCAAGGGCTCTAGCTGAGGCTCTTTTGGTTCATAGTCGTCTGGACAGACTTTAAATCCGCGCCAGTTTTTTCTTAATACGTTGTACGGGTACCGCTGTCCGCAGTAATCGCATAATCCAAACGCGTACTTACCAGAAGCATATGCCACATTAATATCCCATTACGTCTGGTACAAAGTGGGCGCTTGCGGTATCCCTATCCTCTGCCGCTGCACGTGCGAACTCTTCTTCATATAGCGCTTTTAAAGCGGGCGTACGATCAGGAGTAAATTTAAGGGACAAGTAGTAAGCCAATCCAGCAGCTAGACAAGGCAAGAAACGGAAATTAACATCCGCTGTATTGGAGTATTCCCCCGCATCGTCCATTCGTTTAATACGATAGTACCTAAGTTGATATAAATTGGAGGCACTAGGCGTTGGGTACAGGTATACTTTAGGAATGTTGGTACGTTCCACATATAACTGGGCAGGCCTTGCCTGTGTTGATTTATCCGGAATATGCAAGTACTCGGCACGACTAATCCTATCAATTACAATGTCAACAGAAGGGCTTTGGGACAAATCTCTGATAACGGCTGAAAGCACGTTTACAGTATCCGTATCCAACACAACTTCTATTTGACCGACCGTCAGGTTAGCTGTAGCAAGTTCAATAGTCCAAAGGTTCAGGCCACGATTTGCCCACTCTAAAAACATTAGATTGAGTGAACGACGAGCTGTTTTAAGTTGATTTCCGTTGGTCATTTGCATGCCACAACGTTCAAAAGACTCCTCTATAAGCTCGTCGATCTGTAAATCAAATACCGTGGTACCTGAAGTAGCCATCTAGCACATGCCACCTTTTTTCATTTTCTTAGCACAGCCGCCATCTTTCATGCCCATAGCCATGCGTTTACGAGGACTGATTGCCTCACCGCCGTCAGCTAGAAACACTGGACCTGTAGTTTTGCTTGTGCCTTTTACCATTTTATTACGAGGACCTTTTTCAACGCAACCGCCACCAGCAGTTGCTGCACCCATACCTTTTCCAGCCATAATATATCTCCTTAGTTATTGCCTTTCAGCCCTACCGTCATTTCCCTTATGCAGCCGCTCCGCCTTCAAACAACAGCGTAACACTTAGTACATTAGCACTTGCAACGTCAATAAATACGCCGTCTGAAAACAAAATTCCCATGTTAGGAATCATAATATCATGTGCGCCCGCGACTGCAGGGGTATTAATTGTGATTAAAGCAGTTGCAGCATCTGTTGCTCCATTTTTAAGACTAAAGGAAGATGCCGTAGCATTACAGGTATAATAAATCCCGTTTACACGGGTTCTACCTGAGATAGCGGCTGCATCAGCCGTTTTAGTAACAGCCTGTAAATTACTGGATATACTCATTTTTAACTCCTTTAAAGTTAGAAGTTAAAATTAAGCTGTACGTGTAAATGTATAGGCAGTTGCACTTGCAAACATTAATGTAAAGCGTGCAATGCCTGTAGCACCCGCTGCAATAGTCAAGTCACCAAAGCTGCCTGCTGTGTCAGCCGCTGCAGAAGATAAAATGCCGTTCACAGCTACTACCATAGTTATAGTGCTTGCACCTGCAGTGTTATCAACGTACAAGTCAAAAACAGTGCCTCTAACGGCGCCAAGTGCAGCGCCAAGTAAAGTACCTGTAGGAAGTGTGATTGCTGTAGCTGCTGCTGATGTAGATGTAATATAACCTGTAGCTACTTGTGCTGCGGTTGCTACGGCAGTGGCGTTGATTGCTGCGGTAGTAGCATGAGTGATTCTGCCAGTTCCTGCGATATTGCCTGTGATATTACCTGTTACATTACCTGTTACATTACCTGTAATGTCGCCAATAAAGCCATTTGTAGATGTGACTGGTCCGGAAAACGTGGTTGAAGCCATTTGAATTTCTCCATACAAAGTTAAGCTTATTAGTCTCGTATGCGTCTGCCGGGACAGTCTAATAAGCCGGATAATTCCCGGAATACTCACAATATACACCATCTACAGAAAAATAAAAGGTCTTTTTGCAACAAAAAAGCCACCCGAAGGTGGCTTTCCATTCTACGTATTACCGTTGAATTAAGGTGTACCTGGGCAACCAAAGATACCGCGTGGATCGCTGTAGCCAAAGCTATAACGCTCACGTGCTTTGTAGCGTACGTTACCTGTATCAAAATCACCTTCAAAACCAGTTTTGAACGCAACACGTTCAAACATTTTCATGCCGTTAGGAGCATCAGTTTTGATGAACCAAGCGTCTGGGTCTGTTAAGTAATGGTTTACAGTGTAACCTTGAGGAACCATACCCATGTTTTTGATAGCATTGATATCATTATCAGCAGTACCAACACGTAATGTAGATTTCAAAATACGATCTGAGGTAAATTGTAGTTCTTTTGGAACAATTAATTTCAAACCACGGACCGCGATTTTTAAACCACGTTCGTCAGTGAATGCTGCGATGTCAATCAAAGCTTGCTCAAGTGAAGTTTCGCTTAAGTCAGCTGGAGTTGTCAACTCGTTGCGTAGATCTGGACCAGACAATGTCGGGTGGTCAGTTGCACACAAAGGTTTGCCGTCGCCGCCGAGTGCTGTAGTAAACGCGTTGTTTAATACGGCTGCTGCTTTGATTTGTTTTGTTGTTGCCATTGAACGAGCTAATGCTTTAGTGTAACGAGCAGCAAGTGATGCGTACAAGTTATCTTCAACAGCTTCTTCAGTTAATGAATAAGCCAAAGCAATGGTTTCGTGTGTGTAGCGTGCTGTGTAAACTTCTTGAGCATTGTCGTATGAAACGCCAGCACCCTCAGTTTTAACAGGAGCTTCACCGAAGCCTGATAACATTACTTCTTCTTCAAACGCACGGTCAGAAGTTTCAGTATCGTATATTTGCTCGTGCTCTTTTTCGTAACCCTTGTATTCCATGCCGAACAATGCGTTCAGACCTGGCTCAAGTTCTTTTACTAGTTGGGAACGTGAAATTGCCATGATTAAGCTCCTTGACCAGCAACGCCAGCGCTGCCGAATAGATGTTCATTGATTTTTACAACCGCAACGGCGTTAGTGCCGAATTCGTTGCCTGGAACGTTGTATAAACCAACGATTTTCACATTTAAAGCTGCTGTGTCGGCGATAGTAGAAGAATCTAACTCCATTGCAGATTGACCTGTGGTTGTATTGCCTGTACCTGCAACTACGTCAGCGTTCTTACCGATGTTAGCTTGTACAAAGCCTTCATCACATTGAATAGTGAATAATTGAGCTGGATCATCAATAACATCAGCTGTAATAGTGCCTTGAGTGATGTTAACGCTGCCTGGGTAGTAGTTTTTAAAAGTTGGTTTACCTGTGGTTGGATCAATGTAATTACAACCGTTGAACACGCCTACTGCTGCAGTGTGTGTCGCTGGTGCAAATGCCACTAAATAACCATCAAATACTGTTACCAAGTCGCCTTGGAAAATTGCGCCTGCTTGGTTGTCTGCGATCAAGAAACCGTACTGAGCTTGCGCACCAGTAGCTGAAAGGTTCCCCATTGCACGAAGACCAAAGGCTTTATCTACGTTTGCCATTTTGTCATTTCCTTAAATTAAGTTATTCGGAGGATTTAGGTCCGCCGAACGATACACGGGTCTGACGAGTAGGATTTTGAATTCGCATGGATGAATGTCCATTTGATTTACTTAAATCGTTATCGACAGCCAATAATTGGTCATGGGTGCGTGATTCGTAATACTCGCGTCGCTCTTGTGCTGTTTCCTCTGGGATTCTTGCAAGCAACAAACCTCCCACGCTGATAACACCAGCATGTCGGCCATCGTCTACTGAAGGACTGCTAAATTCTGGGTACTCGTCGGCACGTACTAATTCATAACCTTCACGCATCTTGCCCATGACGTTAATACGGTCTTCTTGTCCACCAGCTTCTGATCTAATCCAACGGTGCTTGTATCCAGGAGGCGCAGGAGGCGCATCCAATCGTGAAGGAGGGGCCCAAGATTTACGGCGCGCAGTTTTATCACGTGAATCTGCCTCACGTGCATTGCGGTTTAGTTTTGGTACAGCTTGTTCTTGATCCATTTTATTACTCCTTAACGTATTTGGCGTATTCTTCTAACGGAACACCCAATTTTTTAGCGATCGCAACTTGGCTCGGTGATAACCGAACAGTGCGGCGTGCATTATTTACTCCAGAAGATCTGGATGCAGGCGCAACCGTTTGCACGGGTCGATTGGTCCTGGTTTTTACATTAAACTGCGTTGGAAACGCTTCGCGCAGTCTGTTATTAAGCTCATCATAATACTCATCTGAGTTTGGGTCAAATCTTTCTGATAAAACCATTTGTTTATGAATACCTTGAGCAGCATGAGTCATTGCAACATTCTTGCCATACCATTCATTCTCCTCGGCCCACGCTTCGGCTTTAGGGTCATAGACAGGACGCTGTTGTTGCACTGGTTGCTGAACTTGTTGAGGCGCTTGCTGTGCTTGTTCCTGGTTGTATTGACGGCGTGACGTTGTTTCAGAGAGGCTGCGTTGTTCCATTTGAATTTCAGTCAAACGTTCTTGCGCTTCAATCTCCGTGTCGTAGTCACCTTCTTCACGTGCCTTACGGATAATCTGTTTTAGGGCAACAGCTTGTGTTTCAATACGACTCTGGACTTCGCCTAGGCGAGCATTGTCAGAATTGTATGCTTGTTGCTCATAGGCCTGTGCTTTTTGCTGTACGTTTTTAGCGTACTCTAGCGCAGCCTGTTCGCGACGTTCTGTTTCGCGTAGACGAGCAGTAAGCTTGTCAATACGTTTCTTCACCTTGTCGCTGTATACATCTAATTCCTCGCCTTGCGCCTGTGTTGATTGTGTCTCAACAATAGGTGCTGCGTTGGAGTCGTTTTCAATCAGTTCTGAACCACCGTCTTCGTCAAGCTCGACAGTAGCCGGACTTTCGTCTTCTTCGCCTACCTTAAAGTCTAAATCATCAGCCATAACTTTCTACTCCTTACATATGCAAGATGTCTTCAGGGGAATTTACAATACCCAAGATTTCATCATCGTTTAAAAATCGGATTTCACCACCATCGATAGAAATACGTGAACCAGCGTACCTGCCAAAGATTACCCAATCACCTTCCGCGCACCAAGCGCCGAATGGAAATTTAGATTCATCCTTGTAGGCTAAATCACCCATCTTTAATACATAGCCGCAATTCGTAGCCAGCTGCGTACGTTTTTGAGTTTCTTCTGCTATCACAATACCGCCCTTAGTGCGCTCTGCGCCTCTGTAAGGTAGTACTGCTATACGCCATCCTGTAGGACGAGGAATACGGTCTATTGCTTCCTCTGGTATCAGTGATGGGTCGAACTGGCCTTCTGCGTCGTAAGCATCGTCAATAGACGGCTGCTTGTTCTTCTCGTTCTCTAGCCATTTAAGTTCTAGCGCTGTTAGGTTCTTTGTTTCTTCTTCTGCCATAAGGGTCTCCACGGTTAAAAATCTATATCATCAGGATTAGAGTTCAAGGAGTCCTTGATCATATCCTCTACGAGTTTTAAGCCTTCTAGACGCCCCATCATGAAGCGATAACGCTCCATGTTGGCAATGGTGCCGTTCAGCACAATGCCTTCAGAGTCGGACTGTAACTTTCTAACTTCCTTAAGAAGTCTTTCTGCATATTCAAGCATGGTTCAATATTTCCATGTAAAAGGCAGACGATCTAGAACCCTCGTCTGTAGGCTTAAAACTTATTAGCAAATCTTTACGCGTTTATTACCGTCTTTTTTCTTTACATATGTTACTTCAGCAGACATTGCATCGCCGCCTTTTTTCATTTTAGCAGGCTTAGCTTTGCTGTATGCAATCGCCACAGCCTGTTTCACGGCCTTAGCCTTTGACGCTGGCTTGCTAGTTCCAATCTTACCTGACTCTTTGAAGTCCCCGATAAGTGTACCGATGTTGCTAGAAATTGTTTTCTTGCTACTACCTGATTTAAGCGGCATTGTTATCTCCTTGGTTAGTTTGGCCTAACATCTGCTGTTCCATAATGGCCAACCGCTCACGGGCAATATCAGCACGTTCGTTGGCAATTTCATCTTGTGACTTAATACGGTTCTCATTAACTTGGCCAGTTTGGTCCACTTTAGCCTGCTCAATAGCCAAGCTCTTCTCTTTAGCCGCTGCATCCGCCGCGTCAGCCTTAGCACGTTGATCCAACTCTTGTTTCTTAAGCTCCACGACTGGGTCTGTAGGTGGTTGATTCGCTCCAGAGATTTCATCTTGCATTGTTTTAACGTCAGCCATGGCTTGCGCTACCTTCAATGCAATCATACCCTCTTTCTGGATAATAGATATCATACCGTCAGGATCTGTGCCGTATGCCTTAAACAATTCAACTTCCACGTCCTCTTCTGCACGAATACGGATGTGTTGCAAGATATGCTTCTGCAATATTATGGCAGACATCGGATTAGCCTGCAACATAGGCGACATGCCCATGCGTAAGTGAGATTCAATGTGCGCATCATGCTGTTGACCAGCAAATGCTTTCAATTCCATTGTATCCAATACGTCCGCATTCTCTGTCGCGGGGTCCTTGGGCATTTGTGAGTTCTGTGGACGCAATATGCCGTCGATATCCCGCACGTTTAGTGCTGAATAGACCCGATAGTATGCCTCATACATGTTATGCATCTGTGGGGCCGCCTGCGCAAGCTGTAGCTGTGTTTGTGCAAGGGTTATACGTTGTGCTGTAGAGAATATGTTAGGGTCAGCAACAGGAAGTACTGCCACCATGTTGTCAAAGTCTGCTTTTTTAATCTTACGACTAGCGCCGGGTACGTCATAGGGGTACTCTTTTGGTAAGTACTGAGCAAAACCCTTAGCAAGCAGTTGAAATTCTAATTTTTGAGCATAATGCAGACGTTTATGGATGGCGGACATCACCATTGAGCCACGTTCTAACAGTGCAATGGTTGTTCCGACTGCTGCATTTTGATTACCATCACCTACTTGCATGTCCGCAGTACTTGCAAGACGCTTTCCAGCGTCGACAGTGAAGCCTAATAACTGGAAGAGTGTTTGACTAGGTTCTTTATACGGTAAAGGTAGTAATGATGACTGTAATTCAGCGCCACCAGCGTCAATATCACGCCATTCGCCCGGTTGGATAGGTGTATCCGTGTCCGCGATCCGTGCGCCTTTGGCCTTGAAGCCTGCTGGTAGGTTAGAGAACGTACCCGCGTCAAGTAATTGACGTAATGCAGACGTTGCTGTCTTAGAAAGGCTGCCAATTAAGTGAACAAAGCCCAAGCCATACGCACCAAGGCCCTCGATTAGCACATAATGCACAAAATAATTGGTACGGCGTTTTAATTCGTCGCCTTCTGCCCAGTTACGTCGTACACCAAGCACTTTTCCGCTCACTTCGTCAAGCGTTACAATGTATGGAAGCTTAATTCCTGTGATTTCGCCGTCTTCATCCGTGTCTTCAAAGCCTGGAATGTCATAATCCACTTGAAATTCAAGTAAAAACACTTCTTCGGCTTGGTCAGAAGGGGTTAACCCTGTTTGACGGTCAACACTTTCTTGAATTTGGTCTTGGTCAGGGTCAGAAGTCTCTGATTGAATGTCTAAATCTAAATATTCACCCGCTACAACACGCTTTCTAAACTCGTTTGCGTCCATTGGCACGTGATGCGTGATCCGTGGACACTGGCTCATGACACTTGAGCCTGTGTAAGGGATGTATAAGTCGTCAGCAAGCACTAACTTACTCACCATTCTGTCTAATTGTGCATTAAAATACACTTTTTTGAACACAGAACCACCGTAACCTAGGTAGAAAAGTGCTTGGTCCATCTCTGGCGTGTACTCTTCCATCACTGTGGTCAGTTCGTAGTTCATAAAATCTTGAACACGTGCCGCTTGCTGTAATTTTTCTACTGTTTCTTTGCCTAAGACCTGCGCTCTAACAGGTCCATCTGCTGGCATTAGTTCCTTCATCGCCTGCGCTTGGAACTGCACTACCGCTTCTGTCAACATTGGATGTACTGCACCGGCTGCGCCACGGAATGGCTTGGTGCGTTCTTCCATTTTCAAGCCTAACAGCTCAAGGCCCTTGGCATACATCTGCTCCCAGTCACTACGAGACGCTTTGTCAGCATCAAATAATGCCATTAAGTCAATTGACATACGGTTTAAATCGTCTTCGTCAACCACTTCTGCTAGGTTGGCGTCAAACTCTACGTCCCCTGCCTCGTCTTCACCCATCTCAATCGTAGCACCACCACCCTCTTCCAAGACGATTTCGATTTCGGGCATGCCTTCCTGATCAATCTCAATAGATGTTTCAGGGGCTTGGTTAACTACTTTGTCAATGGGCATAGGATTCTCGTCCGAGTATTTTCCGTAGTGTACTCGGTATTGCAGGGTTTATGCAAGTGTTACTTCTTAGTCTTTTTTGATTTATACGCAGCGGGTATTTTAAGATTAATGTCTCTTCCTTCCCTACCTAAGGCCGCCATTCCCATGTATGCGGGGACAGTCTCTAACAGACTAAAGCGAGAGGGGTCCTTATACGCATCTTTTATAGCCTCTCCATACTTAGCTATAGGGCCCATTTTTTCATACTTTTCCACAAAAGGTAAATCAGATTCATTAATGAAATCCCAGCGGTCATTGACAATAGCATCTCCGCTTGGGGTTTTTTTATAATTAAAACGTCCTATGGTATTGGCTAAATTTACTGACTCATCTGCCAGATCCTGAGGAATCCCTGTAGGATTCTGATAGTTAGCGTAGTCTTTGTACTGAATATTCCCTTTTCCCTTTTTAAGGCTTTCCAAGTTCCTTCTGGCAATTCCGGATTCTTTTTCAAACATCCCTTTTTGTCTTTTTAATTCCTGTTCTTCCAGGAAAGACTGTTTATGTGCGTCAGTCCATAGGGCTACCTTGGCAGGTATTTTATTAAATTCTGTTTTTCTATTACGCAGTTCTTTATCAATATCCACCAGTGCCGCTTTATTCTCTTCTAAAAGCGAGGGTTCTTTATTTAGTATAGCCTGCTCAGTTTCTTGGATAATACCTGCATATCCTGCCAACTCATCCTCTGTCAAATCCTTATTAGTAAAAGGCTTTGTCCTGTCCCCTAATAACGTCTGTGCCGCAAAACGAATATTAGAAGGCACTGCCGTTTTCCAGCCTTCGTATGCCACATCTGCCGCTGGGTCTACTACATTAGACTTCAAATAGTTAAGCACGTCTTTAGCAGCAGAAGTTACATCACCGCCATTTCTAAACCGCTTGGTATATTTGATGCCAGCATTGTAGTAGTCCTTGCCGTCCCTTTGTGGGACATACACACCCTCAGCAGACACGTCACTAGTCGGACTCAACTCCTTACGGATAGCTCCGGTAATCACAGGCTGCTTAGTCTCAGGGTCATACACATACTGCACTTCGTAATTGCCTATACGACCACGGCCCACGTAACTCGCGCCAACTTGACTTAACTTCTTTCCGCCTACATCCACGTCAGCAAAGGCCTGAAAACCATCCACATCCTTACTCACACGGGTGTCATACTTGCCTTGACCCCTTGACGAGCGCACTTCTTGCACGTCAACAGGGCCCGCTTTGGTACGTGAGTTTTCCAATAAGAACTGCTCAAGGTCCATGGACCGCGGGTCTTGGACCGCTACTGCCTCACCACCGTCCTCAAACGAGCTTACCCCTGCATGTCCTGCCAAATTATAGGCTTCTGGATTGGCAAAGGCGCGGATACCGCCTATTCTAGACGTGGCCTTATTCTGCGCTGCCGCAGCCAATTGGGCCTGATAGGCGTTTATATCCAAATCACCCTGTGCTGTGGGAAGGGTAGGTGCTGCTGGTTCCGCAATGCCAGCATATGCCGCCTCTGTTTTTCCTGCATTCCAGTCCGCCACCCACTTGTTGTATGCGTCCGAGTAGGCAGCATGGTCCGTGGCATACTGATTGTGTGCGTTAAAATAAGCTTCGTCTTCTGCTTTTAATTTAGGTTTTACGTTTCTTGCTGCCGCATTTAACATCCCACCCGTGTCTTCCACTACACCCCCTGCCGCCATCTTAGCTGGCTGACTAATCCCAAGGGAAGCATAGGACTGTTGTACACGCTTTTCGTAGTCGTTGTCAAAGGGTGGAGTGTTATTCATTCGGTAGTCCTAAAAGTCTTGTTGCAATATTTCCTAATTGTAGTCCTCAATAGTACTCGAACGCAACATCTTGTTGCTTATCCTCTTCCATTAAATCCGTGCCTAAAGAAATAAAATTACCCGCCCTAAATCGCATCATCGCTTGAACAAAACTGTCAACCAAATCGTCGTTGTCGCCTTTTGGGAATGCCGCGCATTCTTCCACTAATTCCTCTGCCCAGTCCGTGTCCGGGGCCCACACCATGCCTGACTCCAACATAGGGGCCACAGAATGCGCACGCGATACCTTGTCCTGCCCACTGCGTCGACCTCCTGGCGAATACATGGTCACAGGAATGCCCACCCTTCTCAACTCCTGCTGAAGCGTAATCCCTGTCGCTTTGGCCTCGATCAGCACATTGTCAGGCTTCCACAAGTCATACTGCTCCTTGGCAATACGTTTAAGTTCAGGAAAATCCCATCGCCCCTTTGTTACGTCCAACAAGATAATATTAGGCCCTGAGTCCACATCAGGGTAAAACACACCCCACGTCGTAATGGCAGAAAAGTCAGCCGTCTCTTTTTTAGAATAAGCAGTATCGTAGGACTGCATAACATATTCAACCTCTGGAGGCTCGTCCGAGGGCCATACTTTCCACCAATCCCGCTTCAATATAGCACCTTCATCATTAGTAGGCTGCTGTTGCCACTGGGCCTGCCACTTCTGCGGTGATAAAGAGGCTTTGACCGCGAGCAACTCTTCAAGCTTCCAGAACGTGGGCCACAAGGGATTGCCACTAGGCAAAATAGCAGGAAATTCAATGACCTCCCAGCGATCGGCATTGTGACTCTTCTGCGCCTTGACAAGACGTGCACTTAAATCCCGGCTTGACCAGCGGGTCATGACTACGACTACGGCCCCTCCAGGCTGTAGCCGTTGACGAGGACCAGAAGTATACCATTCCCATGCGTTCTCCATGGCGAGCTCTGACAAAGCGTCCTGCTCCGAGTGCGGATCATCAATAATCAACAAGTCCGCACCACGGCCCGTCATCGCGCCTCCAACCCCACAGTTATGTGTCAATACACCTTCTGCAAAAAAGGTGTGATCACCGTCCGTCAAGAAGTTGATGAATCCTTCCCCCTGGTGCGTGGTCCGTGAAACGTGACCCGCTAAACGTACTCCCAATAATAGCCCGCATAGGTCTTGCGTTGCTTTTCCAAGACCCGCCATATCCCCTTTAAGGCCGCAACCGGTTTTGGAAAATGTTTTGATGCCTCGGACAAGGAGCTGTGCTGCCGCACAACGGATCCATCCAAGACCTTTTGGAGCACCATACATTGAAAGTTCTTCTTCCTGTACTTCTGCTCGTCGAATGGATTGTGTTCCTTCTTCAAACGATACGCTACCGCTTCTGGGGTGATGCCCAGCTCTCTTGCTATTTGCGCTAACGTCTTCCCATCGATTGTTACATTGCCTCGTCGATTGTTGGACTGTTGAACAGGCGTCTCCCATCGACAATTGTCCGGGCTGTAAGGCCCATCGTTGTCTATTCGCCCAATCGTATGCAGAGGAGACGGTGGCTCTCCCATGTCTTCCAAGAAATTCTCGAAGACTAGCCAACGCTCGGATACCGTAATGCCTCGTCCCCCATAATTGTTCCACTTCTCGTTCTTGGGGTTTAAACAACGAGACTTCATGTTGTACCATCGCCGGTACAAAGGCGTGTTCCAAATAGCCATAGGCCCTCCTTAGGTAAGCCTTTATTCTATTCAAAATACTCTCCACACACAATACATCCGTTGAATTAACATGGGCAGCGTATACCCAACCACGGTTCATGGTCCAAATGGGATGGCTCGCGGAACAATCTAATCCTGCAATATTGAATGTCTCACTATGCTTGGAGTGATAAATCTTTTGCACCGTAACGGACTTACCGCAGTTTAACAAAACATCACCTTCTTTAATCCTATCCGCGGATAAAGGACCACGGACCGTGCGTACTAAAGCATAAGGGCGCAGACAGGCAAAATATTCCCCACCATGGTCCGTGTCCCACCGACCCGCGGCCTTGGAGTCTGCTCGAAGGGCCACATTTGAAAAGACCTGCTTGTATTCTTCAGAGTCCATCAGGTTACGCACCTTACGGCCGAACCGCACAGCAAGCTCTCCCGTGTGGGTCGCTTGAATAATCTTGGTTTTAGGCTTACGGCCCATGATAAAAGCGGGTAGCAGATAGGATGAGAACTCAGATTTGGTATTATGTGTTACAACCCACCCCCTACCCGCCATAAATAGCCCATCTGCATTATCTACCTCCAGACACTGCACTAATCCTGTTCTAGAGGTGCGTTTTATATCTATTGATCGACTCCAATTACCCTTTAGGGGCCTACACCTATCAGCTTTTCTAGGAATACGTGCAGCATTAGCAAGTTTGAACATGATCCTGTGTGATGGCTGGCTTGGTATACCTTTATAGTTTGTTTGCCGAGTTGTAATCCGCGCTTTTACCCCAAGGGAGTGGATAAGGCATAAGACCTGCTCAATTATCGCTAAATTGGTTTGATTGAACGTAACCTTGCCATCTTTTGTCACGTCACCATCTGTGTCAATTAACCCTTGAAGTAGTGCCATGCGCTGGGATACTGATGCACAAAGATAGGTTTCAGGTATATGCTTGTTTTTTAATACTCCTAACTCACGTAGCTGAGAGTGCAGTCCTAAAACATTGAATTGCTGAAAATTTGGGTTGTGCGTTGTTGAGTACCCACAGGCTTCCACCTGTGCCCGCATCTGGGGCATGTCAGCAAAGGAGCATCCAATTGACGCGCCATACGAACTCCCGTCGCCTAGCCATACCCCCAGTATATAGGGGTCTACTAGTAACTCTGCTTCGGGGTATTGTGCGGCAGATTGTCTGGGAAGTATAGGACGATTCCCTAAGGCCCTCCAACCTTCTGTCTCTAGCTTGTGCAAGATTTCTATTGTAGAAAGAGTTTGATATGGGCGATTTGAACCAAAGCGTACAGTCCAAAGGTGCTCCCCATCACATTCAATTGTTTGCCCATCAGAAGTCGTAACTTCGTATAGCCTCTCCTCAAAAACTGCCGATTTTCCCGTAACGACTACAGGACTTCCATCGGGGGAAAATACAACATCCCCGTTAACTACACTCTCAACTGTTTTCCACCCTTTAGTTGTAGGTATTGGTGTATTTAGGGTAAGCCGATGCCTTGGAGGCATGTTTATTATTAATCTTTTCAAGGTCCCGTCTGCTAAACGGTTAAAGGCATCTGCCATTTTTTCATGGTGAGCGCCAAAGATTCCGTCAGGCCACATATATTTTGCAAAGGACATGAAGTCCATTTGCGATTTTTCCTGTGCTTCTAGTTGCAGTAGTCGAAGCTCTAATCTAGCCGCTTCAATAGAGGCTTGTTCAGCCGCAGGGGTGCTAAGCATATGTTTTCATTCTCTTTAATTTTTGTAAAAATTTTTCTAGCAATGGCTTTATTAAAACAAGGGGGCCTATTTGTAGGGTCATCATACCTCAATTTCGTTTGGAGTGCGAAAAACTGTGCAAAATCGGGCTAAGGTAAGCGGCAGGCCGGCGGGGGTGGGCGTTTTTGGGGTATGGGGTCTAGCGCGGGCCGTGGGCCGTGGGCCTTGCGGCCAGTGACTCTCCCCCACCTATGGCCGGCCGCGGACCGTGGACCATGGGCCAGCTGTACTGTATACCGAGCTGTATACCCTTGACTATACCGAGCTGTATACGTATACCGAGCTGTATACCCAAGGGCCAAGGGCCGCGGACCGAGAAAAGTTATCCACAATTTAGGGCCATTGCCCGCGTAAGTTATCCACATTCTATCCACAGCGAATCCACAGGAAACGCACAGGATATCCACAAGGGGCCCTGTATGGTAGCATCAAAAACGGGCCAAGGCCCTCTAGCGTGCTTAAAAAGCGCCTTGCTGGGCATGCGAGTTTAAATGTTAGTAAGTACTCACTAACATTTAGGTTAGTGACCGCTAACATAGGCCAGCGGCCTACCGGTAAAACTTCACGGACCACGGCCCACGGCCCGCGTGTATCGCATCGCCGGCAATGGCCCGCGGACCAAGGGCCAAGGGCCTTGGGACTGGTTATTATATAAGCGAGTATGTGAGCCTGCCGCCGGTAATTGGACGCCGTGAGCGCGCACGGCGGGGCCTTCGTGGGCATGCTGGCCAGTGTTATATACAGCGGGTAACCGGCGCGTAAAAAAAGCTTGCAAGGTTTAATAATATCGGTTCTAATACTCATTCCACGCCGCCGGCGTGGGCATACAGAAGAAAGGGGCAAGCCAAAATGAGCAATCCTATATATAAACAAGTAACCGACGCCATCATCGCCGAGCTAGAAAAGGGCGCGGCGCCTTGGGTAAAACCATGGCACGCGGACGCAATGAACGGCGGCGCGGACCATAACATCGTGAGCGGCGCGGCTTATCGCGGCGTCAATCGCTTAATCTTAGGCATGGCCAGCATGGGCCGTGGCTACAATGCGGCGCAATGGGCGACTTATAAACAATGGCAAGACCGCGGCGCGCAAGTGGCCAAGGGCGAGAAGGGCACGGCCATTTGCTTTTATAAGCCCGTGGCCGGCACCGTCGACGCTATGACCGGCGACAAGACAAGCGGCTATGCAATCTTAAAAGCTTATAGCGTGTTTAACATCGAGCAAACCGACGCCGAGCGCGCACCGGCGGCCGAGCCCGTGACCGAGGCATTCGACGCAAGCGAGCAATGCGAGGCGGCCATAGTTAAAACCGGCGCCATTATCAGACACGGCGGCGACGCGGCTTTTTATATGCCGAGCACGGACGCCGTGCAATTACCTAATAAAACAAGCTTCGACACGGCCGCGCATTATTACGCCACGGCCTTCCATGAGCTCACTCACTGGACCGGCGCTAAGCATCGACTAGCGCGCGACCATTCCGGCCGCTTCGGCAATCCTGCGTATGCATTCGAAGAGCTCATCGCGGAAATTGGCGCGGCCTATCTATGCGCCGATAATGGCATCGCTGGCGAGCTTCGACACGCCGGTTATATTGGGCACTGGCTAAAGGCCTGCCGCGACGACGAGACCGCCATATTCAAGGCGGCGGCAATGGCACAAAAAGCCGCGGACTTTATCAAGGGCACGGCGGCAGACGCCGAGGCCGAGGCGGCATAATCTAACACCGGCGGCCAGCTGGCCGCCGCAACTTAAGAAAGGGATTTTATTATGACTGCATTTAATTTATGTTATACCGTTTTACTGGGCAAGCCTGCCGGCGCCAATATTGGCATAATCAAACACGGCGAGCGCGGATATCATGCGACCAATTTAGACTGGGGCGACGGCGACGAGGCGGCGGCAATCGTGCGCGAGGCCAACGACGCGCGCGGCATCGACGCGGCGACGCAATTAGACTTCGAGATTAAATCAATGTTTATATGGCCGCGCGACGAGTGGCAAGCGGCCGGTGCGCGGGCCGAGCGCGAGGCGGCCATATGAATCAGTCAACCATAATCAAGCGCCTTCAGGCGCGAGCGCTGGCCAAGTATAACCAAGGATGGGACACTTTCGTCGAATGCTACGAGCTGGCGGACTGGCTGGCCTTTACGACCAATGACGACACCGGCGAGCCCATGACATGGCGCGAGGCGCTGGCACTGGCCGAGACATGCGCGAGCGTATGGCGTGAGCGCGCGGCCGAGGCGGCAAGGTATCGCGACGAGTGGCAAGCGGCCGAGGCGCGCGAGCCGGCCGAAGGGCCAGCGATGGCAGACGATGGCGGCGACTGGGACGACGACGGGCCACGCGAGCCGCTGGAATTCATACCGCATGCCGGCGATTATTCAAAATTCGATTAACTAAACCATGGCGGCCAGCGATGGCCGCCGCTTAAACTGGAGGTATTATCATGAAATTATTAAACGAGCTAAGACAAGCGGCGCCGGAATTCTTCGAGGCCCACGAGGCCAACAAGCGAGCACTGGCGGCGCTGGATGGCGTGCTATTGGGCCAAGGCCACATAATCATAGTGGGCGACATAGCTATGAAGCCCGAGATGGTACGCGAGGCCGGCGGCTGGCGTATGGTAGACGCGAGGCCGTGCAAGCTGGCCGAGGCGCCGCAATATTCCAAGGGCGCCGCCGAGATGCTGGCGGCCGAGATGGTGAACGGCAACGACGAGCGCGGCCGCGCCGTGCATATTCGCGAGGCGCTGGGCAATGCCATAGCGGCAACCGAGGCAATTATAAAAAGCTTGCACTGACTTAAATTTTAGGATTACAATCACAACCAGCGGCCGGCGATGGCTGGCCGCTCAATCATACAGATAGAAAGGGACGACATCATGAGCACTAGAGGCCTATATACATTTAAAGACAACGACGGCGATTACACCGTTTTTAAGCATTGGGATAATTATCCAACCAGTTCGACCGGCTATGGCGCGCATTTATTTATTGCCAACGCCTTGGCCTATGCATGGCAATTGCCACGCTTCGAAGCCGACGAATTCGCCGCTTCATTCATAGCGGCCAACAAGAAAGCCGGCGGCGGCGACTTAAGACTATTGCAGGCCGAAGCGATTAACGGCGATGCGCTGGGCGTGGAGTATTGGTATACCATCGAGGCCGACGGCCAGCGGCTTAAAGTATCATGCCGTGATATCTATCAAGGCGTGGACTTAGAGCCCGTTTATATTTCTGCACAATCAACCCAAAAAAGAAAGGCGGCTTAATCATGGCGACATTTTATATTAGAGTAGAGCACGAGGTTATTGAGTACACCATTATTGAAGTGGAGGCGGAAAGCGCCGACCATGCAATGAAGCTGGCGCGTGAGAATCCTAGCTATCAAAATGAAGTGGACTGGACGCTGGACAATGACATGGGCGACAATAGTTTTATCGCCTTGGATGATAATTTTAGCCCTATCGAGGAGGATTAATCATGGCTTATTCATACGAAGTGACCACGGACACAATGGCGGATTGTCCGCGCAACTGGGATAATGTGGGCACCATTGCCACATGGCACCGCCAGTATAGTATGGGCGATGTTCAACCAACTGAAGAGCCATTGGACTGGGCCCGTAATATCAAGAGACAAGAGCCTAGCGCTGTGATAATGCCGGTATACATGTATGAGCACGGCGACATCACTGTTAGCCATACGCCTTTCTGGTGCCCTTGGGACAGTGGACAATTGGGTTACATGTATACGACGCTGGACCGTTACAACCAAATCATGGGCACCAGCTGGCGCCGGCTATCTAATAACCGTCGCGATATCATGCGCGAGCAATTAATTCACGAGCTAAGTACATATGACAAGTATTTAAGAGGTGAGGTATATCAAGTGGCAGTGTATGACGATGATGGCGAATATATCGACGGCGAGAGCGGCTATTATAACGAGGCCGAGGCCATAGAATCTGCCAAGGCAACCATTGCAAGAATGAATGCGGAGGCGCCAGCATGCATATAATTCAATTCATGCCTAAGCTTAGCGCGGCAAGCAAAATGCCGTGCCCTAGTTTTAGCACGCCGGCGACGGCGTGCAAGACCGGCCGCAAGCTGGCCGAGATTGCCGGCAGTGTGTGCTTTGATTGCTATGCAATGAAGGGTAATTATCGTTTTAAAAACGTGATAGGGCACAGGGAGCACAATTTAAAATCACTGAGTGATTTGCCTTCGTGGAAGGCCGGTATGATAGCCGCCATTAAAAGCAATGACACGACCGGCTTTTTTCGCTGGCATGATAGCGGCGACCTTCAGAGCGAGGCGCATTTAATGGCTATTATCGATATTGCCGAGGCCCTGCCGGATGTGACTTTTTGGCTACCTACAAAAGAAAAAGGCATGCTGGCCAAGGTTAACCGACAGCGCGCTATGCCGGATAATTTAACCATAAGGCTAAGCATGCCGATGCTGGACATGGCACCGGCCGGAAAGTGGCCGACAACGAGCACTGTTATGACCAAGGCCGGCAAGATTGATGGCGTGGTATGCAAGGCGCCGGACAATGGTGGCAAGTGCGGGACATGCCGCGCGTGCTGGGATAAGACCGTTTTAAATGTAACCTACTTAAAACACTAGATAGCGAGAAAAGAATATGACGCGCGACGACATAATAAAAGAAGTGGCAAGGTTAAACATTGAACTATGCCGGCAATGCGCCGGCTTTAATGATGAATTCATTTATGACCTACTGGTATACGGATGCAAGGGATTAAATAATATGACCGACGACGAATTATCGATTGAACTGGAGCAATTAAAATGAACTTACACTCAAGTATTGAATGGTGTATTAGTCGACTTGTAGATAATTACGAGTGGCAAGGCAATATAGATAGTGACGAATGGCAGGAGCTACAGGAAAAAATAGCAATGGCCATAATTGCAGATAAGAGACTGGCGCAAATTGTGCTAAGCGCGTGCGAAGAGCACGGCATTATAGAGGAGGATTAATCATGGCTAAATATACAATATGCCGCTATCTAGTAGTGTCGATAGTAGTGGAGGCCGACTCACCGGAGGAGGCGCTGGAGCTGGAGCAACAAAGTGACGCGTCCGTGAATATTATTGACGACCGTTATCCCTTGGAGTGGGAGTGGAGCTGTAATCCTGCTTGGGTTATAGATGACCAAGGCGACACCGTGCTAGAGGAGAATGAGAATTGACCGAGCTATTATTTAAAAGGTGCCTATGGGCGCTAGCATTTATTACAGTGATACTTTTAATAGGAGGTGTGATATGACTATGTTCGAAGTGCAAGAGTTTTGTCTATGTGGAGGCTGGACCAATACGTGGAGCGATGATGGTGAGCCTACTAGATTCGAGAGTAAAGAAAGCGCACAGCTGGAGCTGGACGAATTTTTAAAAGAGATGGCGGAAGAGGTGAAGGCCGGCAATCTAGATGATTGTAGCGACCGCGATGATTTTAGAATTGTGGAGGTGTGATATGACTTCGATCAAAATGCCGGATTGGGACTATGGCGAAATATTAGCTAAAGGGGGACGATATGAGTATTGAATTATATGCAACAGACTTTGTACTACTAAAAAACGGTAAGCCAATGGAAGGGCTAGACATTATATATGCCCAATCGGGATTAGATGAACTAGCTTGGGATGGGTTTACA